TCAGAACGTGTATTTTGGGTATTTGGTTGAAGACCCCAATCAACAGCGTTTGGCGTAATGTCAGGAAAGGTTAATGTGGGCATATTATTTACCTTTTAATTTGGATACGTGCATAACACAAAAAGCGGTCAAGGTCAAGCTGCTTGTAACTGTCCACCCCTTTGAGCCTCCTGAACAGCCTGAACAGCCAATTGCTTGAACATTGGAGCCATGCGCCCTATCTCAGAACGAACTGTATCAGTGACACCCATGCTAAAATTATTAACCTGTGTTACTGAAGATTGACCGCGCCCATTGGCCGGAACATAAGGGGTTATGACACCACTCACACCTGGGGTAAATAACTCAGGACGTTTCTCGCCAACGATGTAACTTTGGCCTGCTGTAACAGGACCGCCGAACTCACGACCTTCGTATGATTGAGATTCAATTTTAGCAATATTTGCCATACCTGCGGCAACAACAGCGGCAGCAGCTATAGCGCCTAAAACAACGCCTACTTTGGGAATACTTGTCATTGAGGTATAAGCTTGAATAGCACCAAGAGTCATTGATATAGTTGCACTGGAAATAGCCATTTTCTTACCAGCTTCAAACTGTTCTTTGTTGCCCTCCATCAGCAACGAACCAATTCTACCTAAAGAATCAGCAAGACTAGCAAAGCCAGTTTTAGCGGTTTCTATATCAAGTCTTCGTTTAGAGTCGGCATAAGTCTGATCGTTTTTCAATTTAGCTGCGTTTGCTTCAGCTTGTACCGCCCCCTCCATTTGCGAATATTTAATTATGCTTTTAAGTCGTTCTTCGTGAAACTTTTTAAGATCGGCTAACTTCGAGTCGTAAATATCATAATTATCAGCAGCGGCTTTACTATTTAAACCTTCGTTAATTCCGCCAATAGTGGCATCGGCTCTTTCCTTTTGTTCCTGAGAAATAGAACTTTGCGGAATGCTATATTGATCGGACGTGCGAAGTTTATACTGTGCAATATTTTGAACAGGACCGCCTGAGTCAAATAACGACAACTTTTGGTCTTTAAAAGGAGAAGTTGTATTATACCTATTCGTCTTTAAATCCCCTGCTTGCATTGTACTAATGTTAAAAACGTTAGAAGCTATCTCTTGAAGCCTATCGTTTTCAGTAGTAACTTCAAGCCAACGCTGACTTTCATCACGCATCATTTGTTGATATTCTTCTATATTTTTAAGAAGTAGATCATTACTACGTGAATATTTAGTAACGTCAGTAACACTTGTTGCTGTTGAAGTACCACTTGCTTTTCCACCTTTACCCGATGGAGTAATAATAGTTCCTATATTTTCTTTTAACTTTTTAATAGCTTCAACATTCATTTGTAACTTGTAAATATCAGATGCACCGCCCGCTGCGTTGCTTGCCATCAAGGAAATGTAACCTTTAGTTCGAGCCAATGCAAAAAGTTCAGGTCCGTCCATTGGAAAAGCAGCTTGAAATTCAGCCATATTTCCAGCAGTTGCTAATGGTTTTTTATTACCAAAAACCGACATACCAGAAGTCATTTTATTAGCCAAATTAGCCTCGGTAGCAAACTTTTGATTCTGATTTGCTTGCGACGCTACTTTATAACCGCCATAAGCTGCTACAGCAGCACCCCCTGTAGCAATTCCAGCAGCACCACCTGAAATAGCGGCAAGTTTAGCAAACCATTCAATTGCCATGAGTTCTCGTTTAAGAGCAACTACAGCAACTATCATTTTGCCAATACCTGTGACGAATCCCGCAAATAAAGCAGCTTCACCCATCAGCTTAATTGCGTCTCGTGACTCCCAAAGAAATTTAGCTACGGTTTTAATGTCTTGAAAGCCGTCCCTTAAAAACGCTTGAATCTTTTCTTTATTAGCGTCTGCGTACTTATTAATTTCCTTCATTTGCAAAACTATTTCATGAAACGCAGGAGCTAGACCACCACGCAATACTTCATCACGAATGGTAGCCATTGTTGATTTAACAGTTTCCCACATAGAATCTATGTCACCTTGCGCGGCTGCAAAACCAACAAGGAGTTTTCCTATGTTTTCGTCAATTGTTCCTGCCTTTTTCCATCGTTCTATTTTAGCAACAATATCCTGGTCAATACCCACCAGCATTTTTAAAAGAGCATTACCCTCCTTCATTGTGCCTGTCATTAAACCGCGTATCTCTTGACCAAACTGCATATTCGGATTAGGGGTAGCCTGCGCTATTACAGCGAGTGCATTGGCAGTATTACGACGACCTTCAATAGCCTTTTTGTTATTTATATCAAGGTAAACCCCTTGCTGAATGTACGCCCTATTCATCAATTGCAATTGTTCATACGAAGCCGAAGTTTCGGTATCCATGCGAACTAAAACCTTTTCAACTGCTTCAGCGTAAATTTTATTTTGTTTATATGCTTCGCCTATATCTTTAAGACCGTTATTCATGGAAGTTATTAAAGCAGCGTTAGTTACTATCGAAGTATTATAGTTTTCAATTGCACTTATTGCTGTTTTAGGGATAGAACCTATCGAAGACATTACGGTATTTACAAGAGAATACAAAATTTGAACCTTCGCAATGGCTGCAACAGAAGCCAAAGACAAAAGATTTAAACTGTTAGTTTGTTTAGTAACAGGTTCAGGATTTAAATTAGCAATTTGCCTATTCATGGCAGCATAAGCACGTCTAACTTCATCAGCAGAAGCTACCCCTGAATTTTTTATTTTATCAAAAGAAGCTTTTATTTCATTAGTTTCTCTTGTTATTTGTATTGCCGTTTTTATATCAAGCTTGTTAAATGCCAATTGCAAACGGTCAATTGCAGTAGACCCGTTTTCAGACATTTTCTTAATATAGTATTCAGACTGTTGCGCGTTTTTAAACACAACGTTAGCCCACTTCTCAACCATTTGAGCGCCTTTACCCAAATCATGTTGAAAACGAGCCGTGTCAGCAGATAAACTTACTACCAGATCGCCTAATGACATATCATATATCCTTTAATCTGAGTTTGATGTAATTAGCAATTGCTTCAACAGCAAAAACCTTCATATCTTCAAAAGCAGGTCGCATAAAACCAATACCACCATTAGCCGCTCTCATTTTAGAAGTCCCAAATTCTTGGAACTTCCAATACCATGCTTCTTTATTTTTAACATATATTTCGTAACTAATTTTATATCCACGCGAACCCGAACTATCTACTTTAATTCTAATCATTTTTTTCATATTACCTGGAAGTATCCACACTCCCATTTTAGCACTATCAAACTTTTTAAACAGTTTTGACGCATACGATTTAAGAATGTGAGGTGCTGCACTTTTAGGAGCATATTCAATTGCTCTTTTTTGTATCAACCTACCACCTTCTTTAATAGCTCCTTGCAAAATTTGCTTTGCCAGTTTATCAGGGTATTCCATTAATTCCTTTTCTAACGCGCGAAGCCCCGTTATTTGAATGTTGCCAACTTTAACATCATTCATAACGGGGCTTCTCCTTACAATCCGAAAACTTCTCGGTCAATTTTTTCTTGAATTTGTTCTTGAGTCAACACCTTCTCAGGTTTCTTCGGCACAAAATTCATGAACTCAATGCTTTGCCACGGTTCTTTTTTCTTTTCAGGATCACGATTCAAGTTGTGGTGCATCGCAAGAAGTTGACCATGCCTCAATTCGCTTCTGTTCTCCCCAAACGGTTCAATGCTCTCATAATCGAACCATCCTGTCACCTGAGAAGCGGTCAACCCTCTTTTTCCAGGTAATGTAATCGTGAAGCTTCGAGGTTTACCAAACCAGACGCCCAAATTAACCCGTAGCGTCCTTTCTGGTTCCCCGTTAAGCAATTCATCAGGGTGACGACAACCAAGCTCTAAACAGAGGCGATAGAGGGCGATTCGGGCTGGTTGTCGTCTGAGTTTTTTTCTTCTTCACCTGTCAAGCCGTTCAGCTTTCGGGCTGCTTCAGCCAGCTTCAGGAATGGTCCTTGAGCGCCACGCTTGATAGTTTCAATATCGCTATCATCAAAAATACGATTACCGTTTTCATCAACAGCCCCATAACAAATCAACGCTGCTTGAAACCTACCCATTTCAAGAACTTCTTCACCTTCTTCGTTTGTGGTTCTGTTTGCAGGATCACTGTAAATTTTGATGTAATCAGGACCGGATAGTTCAGTCATAATTACTGTGCCGCTTTTCAATTCTACAACTTCAGTTGGTAAACGCAGTTCCTGAAACAGTTCGTGTTTGTTGAGAGTACCCATTGCGAATATCGCCTTTCTGACGTGAGATTAGCGCCCCGAAGGGCGCTTTTAAAATTTAAGATTTGGTTACAGAACCCGAACGCTTGATTTCTACCGAACCAGTAACAACGCCATCTTTAGAAGCATCGCCAACTTTCGGAAACGACTTAACATAACCGGCAAAAGTACGAATCGGAGTTGCGCCGGAAGGATAAGTAATTTTAAACGTAGAGATAGCACGAGCATCAAAAGCCGTTTCCATAGCAGCGAGTCCTGCATCCGAATCAACACAGTATACACTCATGGTAACATTACCCGTATCAGGCAAACCGGGAAGATACTCTTTAGTTGTTGAATCAAGGTCCGTAACTTCAATGTCAGGCGAAGTGTCAGACGTACCTTTAATGTCAGTCATTTGCCCAACTTTTACCCAAGCGGTAGGGGTTACGGTAGTGCTACCGTCAACGGTAATCGTTTTGCCTACAGTGTTAACGTCAATACTAATCGTGTCATTTGTTGCGCCGGTTGCGTAATGTGTAGCAACTTTGGTAAGACCGTTCAGCGTTGCTGCGTCAGCACCGGTAAATCCGGCAAGTGTAATACTGTCACCATTGGCAACACCAGCATGGCCTGTGATTGCAAGAATAGTAGGATAACCGACGGTGATTGCGGTAACTACTTCAGGGGTCGCTGCGGTTCCGGCAATGTGAAGCGTGGTTCCTTGAGACTGAATAGCGGCTGTTGACATAACTTTCTCCTTTACTTGTTATTTTAACTACGGTTTATCCTGCATTTGTTTCATACTACCTTGTTGATCTATATATTGATTTCGTGCGCGTATTCCATCAACTTCTTTTCGCAAGCTTTCAATGCGCTCAGTATGTTGCATGAGAACTACATCGTTTTTACTAAGTAAGGTTTGAATGTCGCTAGTTTTAGTTATCAAAGTCACCATGCCAATACTAAGTACCGTTCCAATAACTCCCAAGAACCATAACATTGCGGTCCACCTTCCTGAGTTTTTGTCTACCGTAGATTGAAGTCTATCGGTAAGTTCACGATGCTTATCGCAATCAATGTCGTTTTTGCGTCGGTCCTCACCGCTTCTTTCAGTCACATGAACCATACCTACCCCCTTTTAGACCAAACGTAAAATTCAGAATGAGAAAAAAACCTTCGAGTATCTTCTTCAAAACCTTCTTGTGGAGGCGCGATAATAACGTTACTTAAAGCACCAGCTACGTTATAATGGTCAACGGAGGCTTCGATGTTTTGATTAGCAAGTTCGTTAGCAGTATTCATTGCGTCAATTACTGAATTTGTTGTTGCTTTAAATTCAGTATAGTCAATTGAATAAACACTAACTTGTACACGTACTCTTGAAAGTGAATCACTACCAGCAAGACCACTGTAAGTTTGACCGCCTACTATAGTCCAAGCTCCATACATATTACTAACACTCGAAGTTAACCCATCAGGATCAGGATGAACTATAGGATAAATTTCATCACCGAAGACCGGAGTTAAAATAGTATTAATTTGATTTTCGAGAGGTATTGTCATATAGCTCTCACACCTGAGTTAGTAGT